GCGCCACACACAACGCTCTTTGCACGTCTATTGCGTACATGATTTATGGGGACGGCGTACAAGCCGACACCCTCGAAGCTCGCCTCAAGATTGAGGAGTGGGGCTTACAAGATGAAGTCCGCAAGGCGTGCCTCGACCTGAAGATTCAAGGCGGGTTTGCATTGGAGGTGGTGTACTCCATCGACAGAACAACAATCGCAAAGGTCAGACACTGCCCCTTTGAGAATATCAGAAGCGCGGAGGTAGACCACGACGAGAAGGTCAACTTCTACTATTACTCCAAAGATTGGAGCGACAAGTCGTGTGAACCGGAAATCGTGCGTTGCTTTGATCCTTCGGATGCGGTGGACTATCCCGTCCAAATTTTGTACGTCAAGCCGTTCTCACCGGGTTCGTACTACTACCCAAAGCCCGACTACATTGGCTCTATTGATTACATCGAGCTTGACAAGGAAATCGGCAAGTATCACATCAATAATATTAAGAACGGACTCGCGCCTTCGTTCACGATTCACTTTAAGAACGGAGTCCCCGCACAGGAGGAACGCTTGAGAATCAGAAACGACATCGAACGCCAATTGGCAGGGGCTACCAATGCGGGTAAGTTCATCGTAACCTACTCCGACTCTCCCGACAGAAAACCCGACTTTGAGCCGTTCCCGCTTTCCGATGCCGACAAACAATACCAATTCCTTTCGACTGAGGTGTCCGACAAGATCATGGTGGGTCATCGCGTGGTCTCTTCGGCTATGTTCGGCGTTAAGACGGCGGGACAACTTGGCAACACCCAAGAGCTTGAAATCGCCTCCGGATTGTTCGACCGCCAGGTAATTAAGCCATACCAAAGAATCGTAAAGGACGCCCTAGAATCCATCTTTATCGCAGCGGGTACACCTACCCTTGTCTCAGTCGAAGAAGTACCTCCTATGCAGCCCGTAGAAACCACAGAACTATCTGAAGACATCGAGTTAAACCTTGCGTGTGATTACTTGATTGAGATGGGGGAGGAAGTGGATGAGCAATGGGAATTGATTGACGCCCGCCGGGTGGACATCGAAACCGAGGCGGCACAAGATGCCCTTTGGAACTTCGCTCGTGTTCCTTCGGGCAAGCCTCAAGCGTCATCAGAACAAGACAACGAACTCGTCAAGGTTCGCTACGCCTATATGCCCAAAGTAACAGGCAAGAATGGCAACGAATCGCGCGATTTCTGCAAGCGCATGGTCGCAGCCGGAGAGCGCGTATGGAGAAAGGAGGACATCGACGCCGCTTCACAACGTGCCGTGAATCCCGGATGGGGTGCAAATGGTGCGGACACATACGATTTGTGGTTATATCACGGGGGCGGGTCATGCCAGCATTTTTGGGAGCGTCGTACCTACCTCCGCAAGAACAACAAAAAGATTAGCGTCAATCGCGCTCGTAAGATTCTCCGTGAGGCAGGGCTTGAACCATTGCCCACGAACGATCCACGAGTAGCAAAGCCCACCCGCGAGCAAGTCAATCGCGGATTTCTCGAACCCAAGAATTGGACAACACCCGTATAAATGGCACTAACCGCAGAAGTTCTCTTTGTCAACCCGGACTATATGAAGCGTATGACTCAGCTCAACGGCGGAGTCGAAGATTCGGTTATGGTTCCGGCAATCATTTTGGCGCAAGACAAACACATCCAACAATACCTCGGGACTGACCTTCTCAACAAGTTGAAGGCAGACATCGAAGCCGCGTCCGTTACGGGCAACTATGAGACCCTCTTAGACGGATATGTCAGGAAGGCAACGGTGTGGTGGTCTATGGTCGAACTCCTCCCGAACCTCTACGTCAAGCTCGACAACGGAGGCTTGGTTATCAGGACGGCAGAGAACACCTCCGCCATCTCTGAGGACGACCTACACCGCGAAATTGAGAACGCACGACAAAACGCTCAATTCTATACGACGCGACTTGTAGAGTACCTCTGCGCGAACATCTCCCTCTTTCCGGAGTACACCTCAAACTCGGGTGCGGATATGTACCCCGACTCTGCCGTGTATTTTCAAAACGGGATGACCATCTCCGGCGGGCACGATCAAATCGACCCCGACCTCGCACGCAAGCTCCTCCGATGACACGCAAGCAAAACATCGTGGCGTTGAAGAAGTGGATGGAGAAGAACAAAGACAAGAAGCCGAAAGAGAAAAAAAAATGACTATCGAAACGTTCTTGAATTTGCTTCCCTCGCTCCTGGCGGCGGTCGGTGTGTGGGTGTCTTTGAATAGCGAGGTAGCCAAACTCAAGGGTAGAGTTTACCGCCTTGAGTCCGACCAAAGCAAAATCGAGGCTATGCTCAAGGAGTGCGTCGAAGGCATCCAAGAGCTAAAGTTGTTACTTGCGAAAAAAGGAATCTGAATGTACAAGTGGTTTAAGTTGTCCGAGTTCGATTCGCCCGACGTACCCGGCTCGGGTGAGCTTATGGAAGCGGCAGTTGTCCAAGCCTTGGACATCGCCCGCGACATCTACGGCTTTCCTATGACAATCACTTCTGGAGTGAGGAGTATCGCGCATAATAAAGCCGTCGGGGGAAGTCCCAAGTCGAGTCATCTTTTGGGCTGGGCAGTCGATATAGCCGTACCAAACTCGGAGCGCAGGTTCTTGATGCTTGAAGCCCTCCTTGATGCCGGGTTTCACAGGATAGGGGTGGGAGATAATTTCATTCACGCAGACCTCGACCCCAACAAGACGCCGAATTGCTTGTGGGTATATTAAAAAGCGAATGCACCTCACACGAAAAGCCCGCACCGTCCATGCCGTCGACTGCAACGTAGAGCAGCGCAAAGGACAAAAACACTTCCTCTTTATCTCGGACATTCACTACGACGCCATGAAGTGCGATCGTGAACTCCTCCATCGACATCTCGACGAAGCGCGAGAACTTGGTGCGGGGGTGTTCATCTTTGGCGACTTGTTCGATCTGATGCAGGGAAGGTTTGACCCTCGTGGCAACTACTCCGAGTTGAGACCTGAATACAAGTCGTGTGTCTATGTGGACGAAGTTATCCAAGACGTAGGCGAGAAGCTCTCGAAATACGCCGACGTGATCAAGTTTATCTCCAAGGGAAATCACGAGACGAACATCGAAAAGAGAATGATGGTCTCACCTATTGACCGCGTGGCTCAAATACTCAACGCGGCAGGGGGACACGTAGAAGTCGGAGGGTATGCCGGATGGCTCGTAGTACAAGCGAACAGAAACGGCGTGTCATCACGCAGGTTCAACGTTCACTATCATCACGGGTACGGAGGTGGCGCGAAGCGTTCCAAAGGCATCCTCGGGGCTGACATCGACCAAAAAGATTTTCCCGACGCGGATTTGATTCTACGAGGACACGATCATCAGAAGTGGCATCTACCTATCACCGTGGACAGGATAAATAAAACGATGCGCCTTGAGCAACGCACCGTCCACCACCTACGCTTAGGTTCGTACAAGAAGCTCGGCGATAGGTACGCGGGGTGGGCTACGGAAAAGAACTTCTCTACGCCTCGCCTCGGCGGGTGGTGGGGATGCGTACAAGAAAGGCAGGACGACTACGTTTGGACAATCAGGGAAGCCACATGAAGCCAGCCTTTCAGATACTGCAAAACTTGGACTTGACCGAGATGTTCAAGACCAAAGGCGACCTCAAGCGATGGAGCGCAAAAAGAACCATCGGAGGCGCAATTGTTACCGAGGCTCTTTGGCAGATTCATACTCATGGACTATCTTGGGAAGGCATTGTTCTAACGGGGGTCGGCATAGCCCCTTTGTGCCTCTCTTTCTTTGAAGAGAAGAGTTAGTGTTTCATTCATTTGTGGAAAGCCCTCGAAACGTCGGGGGCTTTTTTTTGTGCCCAAATGAAAAAAAAGTGTTGAATGTTTGGTGAGAATTAAAATTCTTTTATATATTGCGCTCATGAACGGAACACAAACACAAAACACTATGCCAAAAGTTAAACGACCACAACTAGATCTTGAAGAGGTCGAGCAAGCTATTGTTTACTTCGTCGACCAAGGTTTTATCCAAGAGTTGTCAGGCGACAAGAAACACTATGTCCAACGCCTTATTGAGTACACTGCGCTGAAAAAGAACAACGAGGCAATCGTATTCAACAAATAACACAAAACTAAACGCACCTCTACGGGGGTGCTTTTTTTATGCCTAAACCCAAACAGTATGCCTGAGAAAAGCACAAAAGGACGCGACCTCGCGTGGGACATTGCTACCCGCCTTCGCGGAAACGAATTTAAGGACATGACTCTCGGAGAGATTGACGACTTCCGAGCTGAGATGGCAAAATTCCTTGACCTTAAAAAAGAATGGTGATCATGAAAGACAATACTTACAACGGATGGACAAATTGGGAGACGTGGCAGATTTTGTTGTGGGCATCCAATGAAGAACACTTGTACAAGCAGGTCAACAAATTTGTGGAGTGGGCATCGTGGCGCGTCGGTTTTGACCTCAAGGTCAAACATTTTTTCTACGATATGTTTCCAGATGGAACTCCCGATATGGACGGAGTTGAAGATATGAAAAACGTAAACTGGCAAGAAATTGCCGAACACTTGGAAGAATGGCACGATTAAAACCAAACGGAATCTCACACACGGTGTACCCTGATAAACCTTGCACCGATTACAACGAATGGACGGCAAACTTCACACGCCAGGAGGTCGCCCGCGATCTCGACGAGTTCAAGCGTAAGTTTGACGCCCTATGGTCTGACATGAAAAAAAACACATTCGGATGAAACCTACACACAAAACTCGCCTTCTCGAATACCTCGAAGAGTTCGGAAGCATCACAACGCTCGAGGCGATACGCGACCTCGGGAACACGCGCCTAGCAGCTCGCATCTCTGACCTTCGGAGCGAGGGCTACGACATCACAAGCCAGCCGATAAAAGTCCCGACGCGGTGGGGGACGGAAACCACCGTTATTAAATACATCTATTCACCATGCCTCAATTCCAAGTAACTTACTTTGTGGGCTTTGATAGAGACGATTGGAACAAATTAGAACTCACCGCCTCCGATAAAGAAGAGGCAAGAATCAAAGCAATAGACATCATACCCCGAGATTGTCGTATAAAGAAAATCGAAGAAAAAGACACGCCTTTTAGAGAATTAACTCAAAGCCAAAAAGCGGAAAGAATGCCTCACCTATTTGGAGACGTTGAGCCGTATGATATGTGGAACATAAAAGATGCTTTTCAGGATATTTGCGATAGAGCAGACAAAATCATTCAAACCAATAAAAAAATGGAACAGACCAAAATTCAAAACATCACCCCTCAAGGGACTTTCGAGTTCAAGGGTAAGACCTTTCACAAGTTTGACGTCATCCTTGAGAACGGATTGGTCGGAGAAGTAAACGCCATGACCGCCGACAAATGGAAAGAAGGCGACGAGTGCGTCGTAGTAGATCAAACCTCTTCCAAGTGGGGGCTACGTCTGAAGCTCGACAAACCCGGATTTGCTGGAGGAAGTCCAAGCGCCAAAGGCGGCAGTACGGACGTGCAAGGCATCGTGGCATCTTGGGCGGTCGGTTGTGCGATGCAAGCGGCAGGAGACCCCTTCCAACAAGGCTATGATGACATCGTGCTTCAATTGGCTCGCATCGCTTTGAGCGCCCGCAAAGTGATTAAGGAAGAAGTCGAGGTTTAATGTGGGAGACAGGAACACCCTCGAAGGTGGGATGGTATCTCTGCGCTTGGCGATTGGCAGACGGGTACGTCTACTCGGTCGGCAAGTGGGACGGATCTGAATGGTTCAGCCGAATGGGAGAACCGCACACCTTCCAAGAAATCAAATCGCCCGACGAGCAAGACAAGATGCTCGACGAATTACACAAGAACAAATGAGAGACTACATCAAAAAACACTTCGGAAGTCAAAAGCAATGCGCCGAAGAGCTTGGGGTAACTGAGCAGACGGTTACCAATTGGATGAAGCGCAACCCTCGCGGCATCCTCAAGCACGCCGTAGAGATCGTGGAAACCAAGAACACGACCTACCTACAACTCCACGGAGAGGTCGAGTACAGGGAGCACGAGTTGAAAGTTCTTGAGCCAACAAGGGAGACGTGAATCACGCGTCTCTCTTTTCAGGAATTGGCGGCTTCGACCTGGCTGCCGAGTGGATGGGATGGAACAACGTGTTTAACTGCGAGTGGGAAGAGTTCCCGCGACAAGTCCTAAAACATCACTTCCCAAATGCAATACAACATGGAGACATCAAAGAACTTGACGCGACAACTTACTTTGGACGAATTGATATACTCACAGGAGGCTTCCCATGCCAACCCTACTCACTCGCCGGAAAGCGAAAGGGAAAGGAGGACGAGCGCCACCTGTGGGGAGAGATGCTGCGCATTATTCGAGAATGCGCCCCGCGCTACGTCGTGGGCGAGAACGTTCGCGGGCTTGTTAATTGGAATAAAGTAAGTTGTCGCG